CAGTATCTAACCAAGCGGTGCGTGCCATTGTTCCGTACTGCCACAAGTCTTCGGCATAGTTATAAATAATGTATCTGTCAATTGCGTTTGATGTGGAAGAACAATAGAAGAACCAAACCTCATTAAATCCTTCGTTGGTACTTGCAAATATCTGGTCGTACTGAAGCGCATTGATGTCGTTATAAATAAATTGACGCAAGTCGCACCGCAGTGTTTGAACACGACCATCATATTTGTAGAACTTGTCTACGCCCATCCAATAAGTAACACCGGAAGCCATTGCCGCTGCATTTGGGCTGGCTATTGATACGTTATCAGCTAATAACTGTGTACCCCAGACATAAGGTGGGCCAAGGTATTGCAGTGAGTAAAGCGCCTGATCTGTCCATACCACTATCTCTTGGCGGCTTTGTAGGGTTGTAACGATCTTTGAGCCATGCGACAGGCGCACACTACCCGCTTGGTTGGTTACTGCCGGATACCATGTTGTCAATGACTCCTGGTCAGACCAGCGAATAAGCATCGGGTCAAGGATTGTGCTGCCGTAGTCGTTTGTGCCAAACACAATAAGAAAGCGGCTGGCATCTGATATGGTAAATGTGTTTTGGTATAAGGGCGTATATCCATCAGCGCCTGTGAGAGACGACAATAAAACGCCTCGGGGAGAAATAGACTGTATTCCGCTTTGTGAACCAGAAGTATTTATTGATGCACCGCCTGACGTTGCCGCCAAATTAAAAGTTGTTGCTGTGATGTACTTTGTGTAGTACGTAACCCCCGGCAGCAAGCCTGTAGGCAATGCGCCAGTTGTAGAAAATGTGATTGGTGTACCGTCTGCCAAATTAACTGTCGATGTCACTACGCACGGAGACGCAATTGTCATTGTCACAGTCGAGTTATTAACGCCGATAGTCGCACTCCAATAATAGAGTGGGGAACCACGTGGGCCATATACTAAATCCTGACCCCAATTTAACTGATTCCAAATACGTAAAGCGTCTATTGATGCGGTGCCTATGCCCCACGCGCCAGACCCCCATGTGCTTGCGCCCCAGCCGGTTAAAGGAGCAGCATAAGAAGGGCCAGTGTTAATCTGGTAGACCGCATAAACCGTGCCGCCGCCAGTTGCGGCAGTTGCCGCCGCAGAAATAGTTATGTTATATGTTGTGCTGCTGATATAAGTTATTTGATATTCACCAACAATGGTTTGTCCGCCAACGGCTGCGCCACCATAAAAGGTTACGTAATCGTTGTTGATAAACCCGCCCGTAGCGTCGGTCACTAAAACTGTTGTTGTGCCGTTTGTTGTAAATGGGTTTGTTAGTGTGTGTTCAGCGCGGACGGGTGTAATATCGTTATATACACCACCACTTTCAATATAAAACTTGAGGTTTGTCCCAACGCCCAGCAAATTTAAGGAACCGAGCGTTACCCAGTTCCATAAAGACCGGCAAACTCCTGTAAAAGTAGACGCTGATATCCGCATCCACCCCCCAATTTTCTCAGGCGTCCCTTGACGAAATCGAACTTTGTCCGATTCATACCAGCCACCCTCGTTCGTATACCTCGTGTTTTCACGATTAACACCGGGCTTGAGGGCAATTTTTTGTAAAGGCATGGTATTAGGCTACAAGACCGGGAACGTATTGGGTTTTACCAGCTACCTTCATGGCGGTTAACTCCTGTTTCTTCAGGTTGTTCGGGTCATAAGACACATGCACCCAGCCCGAATCAGGTATGCCGGGGGTATAGAACTCAAGGATAAGTTGTGTGTATTCTAAGTTATCCATAATCCATTGAGCAAGCTCTGTGTTGGGTACTCCGGGTACTTCTATATCGGCAGCTCTTCCAAGGCAATGATCTGACGTTTTAGACCCCCCCGTGGCTACATTTGTAGCCCCACTGCGAAAACCTGAGTTAACGGTAACAGTACCAAAATGGTCGCGTACTGGTTGTAATACCTTTTCGCACAACAATTTCAAGTTTTTAAGTGTCTGTGCATCAGGAGTGTTGTCAATCCCTAAACGTAATGCAGTGTCAGATCTTGTGAGTTCTTTGTCAGTAAAGTTGGTTGAAAGGTTCATTTGAAATTTCTCATTTGGTTGTATTGATCAATGCAGGCATTGAGGTTGCGGATGGCTTGGTCACCTCGGCTGGTGAGATCGACAAGAGATTGAGCAATTCCTGAGTCAAGCTCGGCTCTTGTTTCTGTATTTCCACCGGAAGCGGGGGAATCTGCGGAGGCTGATACGGGGCAGGCGTTTTGGACAGGAATGAACAGCTTGCGCTCACCAGAGGTAATATCAGTACGCAGCTTATCTTCTTTAACTTTTGCAACATTGTTGGCTTTCCTCAAAGTCTGGGCGTATGTCTGGGCAACCTCCCCCATACGCTGTTCTGTTTCCCGTGCCTGCGCATTTAAACGGGCAATTTCTAACTGCTGTCTTTTTTGTTCGTTTTGTTCACCCAGTAGGTAGGACTGGAAGCCGAAGCCTAAAAAGGCGCAACTTAAAGTAAGTATTACCCAAGGGTTAAAGAGGCTTAACATCGTCGCCCTTAAGCATGGCATCGGTCTTGTCCTTGCTGGATTTGCTTGACCCATAAAAGAACGAGATGATGGTGGCTACCGCAGTACCCAACAAAAAGCCCAAAATAATGTTTGCAAAGTCCCTACCGCCTTCAGGCAACAAGATAAAGGTTACGCAAAAGAAATACAGCACAGAAGTTGCCGCCCAGAACCAAGCATAGTAGTAAATAAAATGTTTGACTGTTTTATCATTGGGGTCTATTTGGTCTTGCATCTCGTTTTTCCTTTTCAATTTCTTTGCGTACTTTTTCCATCTTCTCAATCTGCTGCTTGGCTTCGTGCTTGGTTTGCAACACATCAAAATACAACATACCCATAATGGGTAACAACATAACTACAAGCACACAAGCGGCGATCCAGCCCATTATATTTTCCCAATCCTGTTCAAGAGGCCGAGGAGGAGCCACATATACAGGAGGAAAAGCGTAGTCGCTAGTAGGTAGGCTTGCTTTTCTTTTAAAAGGCGTTCCCTTTCCTTGCGTTGCCATGAGTCGTCATCCCGTTTCTTCCTTGCTTTATCCTGCTCTACCTTAATAACATCCCGCATATCAAAAACTTTGCTGTACAAAGCACCCATCTCTTTGGGAGCGCCATACACCATTGCTTCCCTAATCTCGACCTCCAGCGCAGCCATCTGGTCTTGAGCCATTACCCGCTTCAGGGCGGCTTCCATCAGGTTAGCGTCGGGGTTATAAACCGTTTTGCTCTTCTCTTCCTCTTCCCTTATGTGGTCTGCAAGCTGTTCTTGCAATTTAAAAAACTGGGAAAGCTGAGTAACGATGTCTGCCATGACTTGGGTTTCGTCAACGGCAACGTAGGCTTCCTTCTTTTTCGCCACAGGCTTGGGGCTTGCGGTGGGCGTTGACCCAAAGAGCTTTGCCCAGAATCCTCTGACTGCTTTGACATCTGAAGCAACCTCATCAACAGTCTTTTTGATCTCCATGAAAGACGTTTTAGCGTCCTTATACAGCTTGCATCCCTGTTTGATAGCAGAGACACAGGCATTGGCGGCAAAAAGAATGCTGAGAGGATCAATGATTACTCCGCAGCTTCTTCAGCTTTGGCTTCAGGCATTGGCACTTGGGGGATAGCTTGCTCACGAATGGCTTGAATCATGTCTGCTACTTCAGCATAAGGGCGTGTACCCAAATACTGCATAACAGCATTCACAAGGCCAAGTGTCAATTCAATTTTCTTGTCGTTCATAGTTTTCTCCAAAGCACCGCTAAAATGGGGCAGCGGTGAATACCCCTTACGCTGTTGCCCAAGGTACTCCTGTTGCGGTTGTGGGGTTTTTCTTTGCTTCAATCTGTGCGGCAAGGCTTGTTTCTGTAGCCTCTTTATCCACGCCATTAGCCCATATCCAATTAAGTACTTCTGCTTCTGTGACGTTGGCATAGGGAATAGTTGGCTCGGCAGTAGCAAAACCACAAGTGCTGTAAACAGAGGCTGTGTAGTCTCCATCTACTGCTGTTGCAGTCCAGTGTGCTTGATAGAT